CAGATTCACCGATGATGTAAGAAATAAATTAAATATTCATTATGGTGATTTATTAGACCAAGGGGGTATTGAAAAACTATTAGATCAGATTCAACCAGATGAGATATATAATTTAGCAGCTCAGAGTCACGTTAGGGTTAGTTTTGATATTCCACAATTTACAGTTCAAACAAATTCATTAGGTGTTTTAAATATTTTAGAAGCATATAGAAGATCTTGCCCAACTGCTAAATTTTATCAAGCGAGTTCATCTGAAATGTTTGGTAATTCTGTGGATATTGACGGTTTCCAAAGAGAAACTACACCTATGAATCCAGTAAGTCCGTATGGATGTTCAAAAGTATTCGCATATAACATTGTAAGAAACTATAGAAATGCATATAATTTACATGTGTGTAACGGAATATTATTTAATCACGAATCACCAAGAAGAGGGTCTAATTTTGTTACTAATAAAGTGGTAAAAACCGCAGTTGAAATAAAATTAGGTTTAACAGATAAGTTAGAATTGGGTAATATGGATTCATATAGGGATTGGGGTCATTCAAAAGATTATGTGAAGGCAATGCATAAGATAATAAATTATGAAAAGGCCGATGATTTTGTTGTGTCAACAATGACAACACATTCTGTAAGGGAAATGGTTGAGTATGTATTTAAAAAATTAGATTTAGATTACACAAAATATGTTACTCAAAATGAAAAATTTTTAAGGGCAGAAGAACTTAAATACCTTAAAGGGGACTCCACAAAAATTAGAACGACATTAGGATGGGAACCTGAATATACCTTTGAAACCCTAATGGATGATATGATTGATGGGTGGATGATTAAATTAAATTCACATAACACTATTACTGTATAATATGACAAAAAGAAAACCACAACCTCAACAAACTGAGGAAACCGAAAGTAAACCCTTTTCAAAAAAGGATTTTATAAATGCGGTTATTAAAAAGAAACAAAAAAATAAATTCTTATCACCAAACCAAGAAGAGTATTATAACATTTTAAAAAACAATCAAATCACAATTTGTTCAGGTCCTGCAGGTGTTGGAAAATCCTTCATATCAATGAAAGCCGCTGTTGATTTATTAATGGATCCCACAAATGCTTATGAAAAAATTATCATTGTAAGACCGGCTGTTGAAGCAGAAGAAAAGCTTGGGTCACTTCCAGGTAATTTAGAAGAAAAACTAGATCCTTATATTTTCCCTTCTTATTATCTATTAAATAAAATAATAGGAAAAGAGTCGAGAGAAAAACTTAAAGAAGCTGAAATTATTGAAGTATTTGCGTTAGCTTATATGAGAGGAATGAACATTGACAATTCAATATTAATTTTTGAAGAAGCTCAAAACTCAACACCTAATCAAATGAAATTACTTCTTACAAGAATTGGTTTTAATTGTAAGTTTTTTATTTCAGGAGATCTTGAACAGACAGATAGGTATAAAGACAAAAAACAATCGGGTCTTTATGATGCATTACAAAGATTTAATAATGTTAATGATATTGGTGTGTATGATTTTAGAAACGCTAAAAACGTAAGAAACCCATTGATTGGAAAAATACTTGACGAATATGACAAAGAGAATAGGGATTGAAATTAACGGGGTTTTAAGAGATACCATTGGTAAATTTACGCAGTTATATGAAAAACATATGATTGATGAAGATGATTTTGACGGGAAAACTTTTGATGTTGATATATCAGGAAATACCGAAGAATTTGTATCAAAAGAAAAGTTTGAATATAAAATACTAAGTGATGTAACGTCACTTAATTTAATGGATCATTTTAGATTCAACGACGATGATGAACTATATTCATTTATGTATGAAGATTTTGCAATGCAAATATTTGGTCACGCAGGATCCACAGAGACATTTACATTTAACGATTTAAATGAATTGTATTTTAATTATAGAGATAATTATGATCTTTTAATTGTTTCAGATGAGATGGGTAAATCAAAACCAGCGTCTTTATTTTTTCTTTCTAAATTTGGATGTTTACTTGAGAAAGTAAAATTTTATTCAAATTCAACAATTAATTCTATGTGGGACGAAGTTGATGTTTTACTTACATCAAACCCTAACCTATTATTAAATTACCCAAATGATAAAGTTGTTGTAAAATATACAACAAATTATAATAAAGATATCAAATCTGAATATGAAATAGAGACGTTGAAGGAGTTTGATGAAATTTTAAAAAGTATATTAGTATGTTAACATTTTTAGGAGAAAATTATTACATAGATGTTGAAGAACTTGAGGGTAGAGTAAATCTATCAAAGGAGTTTATCCCTTCTGGCGAAACCGACCAACAAATAAGTGTTGTAAAATTTGATATTTACAAAAATTTAATAGATGTTATTTTAACTGAAAGAGAAGAAATGGATGAAAATTTAGGAATTCATAATTCTAATAATTTAACAATTCCGTTTAAAATCGCTTTTAATACACTTTTAATAAACAATATAATCAAAAAACTTTAAAAATGGATTTAGAAAAAGTACAAAAAATGGAGCAATCCATTAAAAACTTAGAAGACAAAACCGCCAGAATTTATTTTTTGGTACAAGACACAAAAGGTAACCCTAAGGCGGGTGTAAGACACATTTACCAAATTGCATTAACATTAAAAAATAATGGATATAATCCGATTATTATTCACGAATCAAAAGATTATAAAGGGGTTGGTGAATGGTTAAGTAATGAGTATATGGAATTACCTCATCAACCTATTGAAGGTGAGAATTTACAAATATCACCTGAAGATTTAATTGTGGTACCTGAGCTTTATGGTCACGTAATGGACCAATTGAAGAACTTTCCTTGTGGAAAAATTGTATTGTGTCAGGCATATGATCACATGTTGGAAACGTTATCCCCCGGTACTAATTGGGCGACTTATGGGTTTTACAAATGTATTACAACTTCAGAATTTCAAAAAAATTATATTTCAGAAATAATGAGAGGTGTAAGTATAGATGTTATTCAACCCCTTGTCCCAAAAGAATTTACAAAAAAGGATAAACCATCAAAACCGATCATTTCTATTCATACAAGAGATCCTAGAGATACTGCCAACATCATTAAAACTTTTTATCTAAAATATCCACAATTTAGATGGATTACATTTAGAGATCTTAGAGGAATTAATCAATCAGATTTTTCTAAATTCTTAAAAGAATCTTTCGTATCTGTTTGGGTGGATTCAGAATCTGGTTTTGGGACATTTCCTTTAGAGTCTATGGCTTCAGGAACCCCCGTTATTGGGTCAATTCCTAGATTAAAACCCGATTGGATGACAGAAATGAATGGTATTTGGGCACCAAACTCAATTGAAATTGTTGATATTATATCTAATTTCTTACAAAATTGGTTAGAGGATAACATTTCAGAAAACCTTTACGTTAATATGTCTGAAACTGCAAAAACATACCAAAACGAAAATGAATTTAATGAAACTATTTTAAAATTATTTGGAGAATATTTTGAAGGAAGAAGGTCATCATTTTCTGAACAAATTGAAAAACTAAAAATTACTGAAGAAAATTTATAATTATGGAAGAAAAAACAATATTTGACGTATCGGTAGTATTACCAATTGAATCTACTAAATATAGAGATTTTAGTGATCTATTCACAAGAGCAATCTCATCAATTAAAAGTCAGTCTGTTGACATTAATGAATTAGTTGTTGTACATTCTAAAGAAGACGCATTAGTTGATTTTTTAAATGGATTTGATTTTCAAGGGATTAATGTGACACTAGTTTTAAATGAAGGTCCGACCGATTTTTCATCACAAGTAAATTTGGGAGTTTCTAAATCAAAGAGTACGTGGGTGTCTATTTTAGAATTTGATGACGAGTATTCGTCTATTTGGTTTAAAAACGCAAAACGTTATGTAGACTCATATTCTGATGTTGACTGTTTTTTACCTTTAGTAGTGGATACTGACGACAAGGGTACTTTTGCTGGTTTTACAAATGAAGCAACATTTGCAGTAAGTTTGACAACTGAAATGGGTTATTTAACTAATGATGTGTTATTAACTTATCAAAATTTCCAAACAAGCGGTATGGTAATTAAAAAAGAAACATTATTAAATAACGGAGGATTTAAACCATCAATTAAATTAACTTTTGTTTATGAATTATTATTAAGGTTGACCTATAATTCTGTTAAAATTATGACAATTCCAAGAATTGGGTATAAGCATACCAATATGAGAGAAGGGTCTATTTTTTGGAATTATAAATTTGGTGACACTAAGATCACAGACGACGAAGTTAGATTTTGGTTGGACTCAGCTAAAAAAGAGCATTTCTTCACTAATGATAGAAATATAAAATATGAACCACAGACTGTTTAATGTTTTTATCTGAAAATTATGATTACAATCAAGACATATTAAAGAAAAAGACGAAACCACCAAGTAAAAATTATTTTGATGTTCGTGAGGAAGATGCGGTTAAACAATATATATTGTCTGACTGTAAAGAAGAAAAAGAGGAAATTTACAATACGTATTTAAAAGATCCTTTAGATAAAATGATCGAGTCCATTATTCGAAGGTATAAACTTTATAGAAAGGACATGAATTATGACGACATACATCGTGATACTCATTCCTTTCTTATAACGAAAGTTGATAAGTTTAAACCGGCAAAGAATAAAAAGGCGTACTCCTATTTTGGAACTATTTGTAAAAACTATCTTATGGGTCAAATACAAAAAGACCAAAAGGATATGAACCGAAAAGTTTCATATGAAGATATTTCAACCACGTTAGAAAATAGACCGGATATGGTCTATTACATGGAATTTGAAAAAATAGAAGCCGATAAAATAATTGATATTTTTTTAAACGATTTAAATGTTTATATCACTAAAGAAAATCTAACAGAAAACGAATTAAAATTAGGTTATGCATTAATAGATCTTTTTGATGATTATGGTAATATTTTTATTGGAAATAACAATAATAAGTTCAATAAAAATATTGTTTTACTTTCATTAAGAGAAATGACTAATTTAAATACAAAAGAAATAAGGGTCTGTTTAAAAAAATATAAGCAGTTATACTTGTCCACCTTGAAAAAAATACATAGTCAATAAAATATCCAAATTAAATATTTATTGTTATGAACAATAGAGGAAAAAAAAAGGAAATATCTTTAAATAAAGATTCAGTTCTTGCTCTTATGCAAGAAATTTATAATGAGCTTGTTGAACAAAGATCAACCGCAATTAGAATACAAAACAAAATGTTGGCACTTTTAAAAGATGCTGAAGATATGACAGTGATAGGTCCGGTTATTAAAGAGCAACAAAAAATCATTAATGACACCATTGAAAAAAAATTAAGCCTTTCTAAATTACAGTCCACCATTTGGGAAAAAACATCATCAGTAAAAGAAGACAATTTTACGCTTTCAGATATGGATGATGAAATTTTACAAACCTTGATTAAAAAAGATATTGATTCAAATAACAATAATAATTACACAATTGATTAATGGGTCAGGATTTAAATAATGATTATAGTAGCGCAAAAAGTAAAATTTCTGCGTATAGAACCGTTAATGAAAATAAAAAAAACGAGAAAAACATTAATAGGGAAAAGGTAACAGAAACCTCAGATAAATCAAAAAAAGATGTAGTAAAACAAATTAACGAAATAAAAAATGAGTTAAAAGAAGGAAAAAATAAAATAAAATCTGAAATCAAAAGTCAACTCGAAGAACTTTTGGACATGTTCAAACAGACAGTACCAAAAGAAGCCGATCAATCTTTTGGTCTTTTAGTCTCGTTTTTTTTACAAGCGGCTGTCAACACAAAAGAAAAAATTAAATTCATTATAATTGATGAATTAATTTCTACATTAGGTTGTTCTGAAGAGCAATCATATAATAACGTAGTAAATCAAAAAATTTATATAAAGGTAAAACACATTGATTTATTCAAGAGATTACTTTTTAGTCCTGACGATAACAACGCAAAATACTTTTACGAAAAAACCACAACTCAAAATGGACAAATACCTTATTCAATGAATAGGGAGCTTTATCATAGATTACAAAGTACACAATCTTTTTCACAAGAATACGGACAATCTTATATTGGTGCGTCAGGTAATGAATTATTTGATCTTAAATATGTGGATAACTATATAGATCCGACCACTAACGTACAAGTATTTGGGGACTATTATGAGGTCACTCTAAAGGCACAAACCAGTAACTTAACGAGCATTTCTGATTTTTTATATGATTATTTTTCGTCAATCGATGTAATAAGTTTTGACCTTCTTGCCCCTGAAATTTTTAACTCTCTTTTTGGTGTTTTTGATTTTAGTTTAGGGTTATCAAGTGATGAATTAAGGGAACAGACTAAATTTGAAAAAATTATAAAAAGGATTATGGGTATATGTTCCGACCCGACAAAATCAATAGATGTTGCAGGAACTGCAAAACTTAGTGATTTAGATTTTATAGATGAGTCATTTTTTGAGGTTTCGAATCAAGAACTAAGAAGTATTGATGAAATAATTGCAAATATTCAAAATGGAGTTGTTAAATACGAAGATTGTGGGGAAATTGAACTTCCGGTAAACGTACAGCTGGTTTATTCATCATTAGATGAAGTCATAACCGAAAATAAAGATTCAAGAAAATTAGAGATTTTTCAAAATGCCCTATCCGATATTGCTAATGATCCAAAATGGAAAACATTAGTGCCAAAATTAGGACTTGATTTAAATTTATTAGCCGCAATTCAAGGAGATTTTTTATTAAAATTACCAAGAGCAGTATTCAAGGCAATTCTAACACCAAAAGTTATGTTAGGTTTTATGATTATGGTTAAGGCGATCAAAAATAATTTAACATCTTTAATTGATCTCACGTTAGAAAACCTCAACGATTTTTTAAAAATATTTAAAAAATTCTCAATTAATGTTATGAAAAAAATAACTTCTATCTTCGTTGAGGAATTGTTTAAAATATTAAAGAAAAACATACTATTATTAGTTGAAACTATATTATTTGAAATTGCAACCGAAGCAAAAAATAAAAAGTTATCAATGTTTGCAACTATATCATACATTCTTTTAGTTGTCGGGGAGGCTGTTGTCGATTATCAAAACTGTAAAAGTGTTATTGATGAAATACTAAAATTATTGAATTTAGGGTTAGCTAAACTTGATGTTGGTCTTCCACAATTTGCACTTTCAGGATCAAGGTTTCTTGGGGGAGTTTCAAATATAAGATCCTTTTCTAATACTATAGAAAATTTACAAAAGAATGGATTACCGACAGGAGATGCTCCCGATGGAAAACCAAATTTAATGAATATCGCATTTAAGTCCATGATTGATGGAATGAATAAAGAGCAGGCAGAAAACGGTAAAACCGAGATTGCAATACCACCATTACAGGTGTTTGTTCCACCTCTTGGTGCAGGACCTGGATTTACAAAACCAGTTAAAGGATATGGAAAATCATACTAAAATAGACCACAATAAAGTTTTAGATATTTTAAAAGAGTATAAAAATAAATCAAATAAAGATTTAAAACTAGCTATGGATTATATCCATAATGATTTTGAAGAAACAAAAAAATTAATACTGAAATTAGTTAATCATTTAGATAGTTCAGAAAAATCTTATAATAAACTATTAGAGGAATTTAACAAAAGACTAAATGGCTGAAAACAACATACCAAACGAAGCGTTACAAAATTTTTATTACGGTGTTTGTATAAACAGCGAAGATCCTTTAATGTTAGGTAGAATTAGAGTTTACGATACTACCGACAATATTACAGCAAGAATTAATTCATCGGACGGTTTTGACCCTAATAGTAATAGTACCGCAAATGGTATATGGTCTAAAAAAGATCCATTTGTTTGTTTACCGTTATTACCATATTTTGTCAATCAGGTACCAAATAAAGATGAAAGAGTTATAATTTTTTATTTTAATAATGAAAGAAAAGGGTTAAAAGACAAGTATTATGTTATTGCACCCTATTCATCACCAACAACAATCGAAGATGAATCATATAAATCATCTTCAACGCACACCGCAGCGGGTACACAATATTCTTTAGAAGATTTACCTAATATAAAAGACCCTGACGGTAAAATACCTGAAAAAAGCAAAGGTGTTTTTGCCGAACCAATAGACATATCATTTCAAGGTAGAGATACTACGGATATGATTTTGAAAAAAAATGAAGTCCTTTTAAGGGCAGGAAAACATAAAAAAGCAAGAAGGGGTGAAATACCTGAATCTGAACCAAAAAGAGCGTTTTTACAACTTACCAAATACGACACCAAAGTTAATCTTAGTGATCCAAAAGTAAAATTTAGATTAGAAAGTCAGGATCAACAATTAAAATTTTTAATTGAATATGATATTTTGAACCCTGAAAATACTCAGGACGCCTTTACCGGGAATATTACAATTTACAATCTTTCAAATTTAACAAATGAATTAACAAAAGTTTCTTTTTTTGATGTTGATACAGATTTATCAGGTATTACCTTATCAAAAATGTATTTTGAACAATTTCAAGCAATTACTATGGAAGAAGTTATAAATACAATAAACACTGTTATAAATGTTTTTAAAACAAATCCAAATAATTTTTCATCAATACCAGGGGTTTTTGCTGAAAATTCAAACTACCCTTTTTATTATAGACCATCAAGAAATGTTTTATCTAAACTAACAGAATTTGATGACGATCCAAATGTTGTACAAGCAGCAAACATGGGAATATTAATAAATAATGTTGGTATTATACCGGGAGATGCAAGTCCAGGGTTTGGATTAGTTATGGATAAAAAATTTACACCTTACGTTCCATTTGTTCCTGTTAAAGAAGTTTTTGTAAATGAAACAACGGAAGCTATAGACACAACCGCAGGGATTTTAGGGGCATCTGACATTTATCTTTTATCACACGACTCAACAATTCCGGGAAAAGAAAAAATAAATTTAGATTACGATACTCTTTATGGGATAGACTCGGATAAATTATATACCAATATTTTTACAAATACTTCATCGATGGTTAGAGGTGAAGAACTTTTGGAGTTATTAGATGTGATTGTTAATTTTTTAATTACTCACGTTCACCCCTATCCATTATTACCACCATCTGCAGTTTCAACTGACGGAACTTCCACTGATGATATCCTTAAAAAAATGTTAGAAGCATACGAAAAAGTTTTAAATAAGAAAATTCGTATTAACTAATATTTATAATAAAAAAGAAAATGTCAATTTACCGATCTTATTTTAGTAAATCAAATACTATTACATCGGACTCATACACCAACACGGCAAGAAATCCAATTGTTGAGTTGTTTTATGGTCGTGTAGATAACATATTATTACCCACAGGTTTTAGTCGTTATATATTTGATATTGATTTATCAGGACTCACAGAACTTTATGATGAAAAAGTAATCACAACAGGTTGCGGACAAACAATTAAACATGTTTTAAACATGACAAATACGTCTGCGTTTGATAAAGAACTTATTAACGATACAACATCACAAGGTAGAAGAAGGGCAACATCATTTGATTTAGTATTATTTAGAATACCTAAAGTGTCAGGAAGTACAGGTGCAGTTCAAATATGGGATAGTGGTGTAGGATATGATTATTATGATGTTGGAGCAAAATATGAAACAGACAAATCCTTTTCTGAAAGACCATCCAATTGGTTTCAAAGGACAACCGTAGATAATTGGTCTCAACCTGGACTATATGATAATACAAACTCTTTAACCGGAGTGACGGGTCTTAATTTTAGTGGTTTAACTATAATTGATACCCAGCATTTTGAATTTGGAAATGAGGATATTTCTTTTGATATGACAAATGAAATTGAGGGTATTATTAATGGGGTAATAACTAATGTTGCCGGTTGGGGAATTGCATTTTATCCCGAAATAGAAAATATCACGGGTATGACAGAAAATTATTCTGTTGGATTCTTTTCTCCATATACACAAACCTTTTTTGAACCATTTTTAGAAACAACATATGATGATTTAATATTAGACAACAGAAATAATTTTTACGAAAACGTAAATAACTCTCTTTATTTATATTCGTACGTTAATGGCAATCCGATTAATTTTGATACAAACCCAACTGTGACCATTTTAGATAGTGCTGGAGATGCGGTTTTGGGTTTTACAAATCTACCAACCTGTTTAGTGACAAAAGGTGTTTATAAAGTAGATGTGAATGGATTAAGTGGTGACACGATACCTTGTTTATTTTATGACTTATGGTCAAATTTAACAATTAATGGTTCAAATATACCTGACATTGAAAATGAATTCGTCGTATTAGGAGGATCAGGATACTATCAAATTGGAACAACGACTCAACGACCAAAACTTTATGGTTTTGATTTTGACGGAATTAAACAAAATGAAAAGATTTTAAATACTGATGTTAGAAAAGTTAATGTTACAATAAAACAAGCTTACTCAACAAACACACCACTTCATAATGTAGAAGCATATTACAGAATTTATGTAAGAGAAGGTAAAACAGAAGTACAAGTCCAAGATTGGACTCGGATAAACCAAACACCCGACAATTATTATTTCATATTTGATACAAGAGATAAGATACCTAATGAATATTTTGTCGATTTAAAAGTAAATTCAGATAGAAATATAGACACTTATAAAAGGGAACTACAATTCCAAATCGTAAACAAAAAATAATATGGACAATTTATCAAAAGTTATTAGAAAAGTTTTAAAAGAAACTGAAGAGAAGGGGAACAGATATATGTTTTTCTCAAACCTTGAACAAATGAAAAGACAATGTGAGATGTTGTTAGAAATGGATGAAAATACTATTGAATCTATTTTGGAAAATGGTCACGATTGGGCTCAAGATCATATTGCAGAAGCAAAAAACAATATGGATCAAGTTTTTGACTTTTTGATGAATGAAACAAAAGGTTCAGATGAAGATGATATGATGATGGAGGGTAGAAAAAAGACGGGGACAAAACTTTGTGCTAGAGGTAAGGCTGCTGCGAAGTCTAAGTTTGATGTTTATCCTTCCGCATATGCAAACGGATATGCTGTACAGGTTTGTAAAGGAACAAAACCCGGTCTTGATGGTAAAAAAAGATGTTCTGGTGCGTTTTGTTAAAGATTTGATATAATCTTTTTTATTAAAATTTCTAAAGACTCATTTTGAGTCTTTTTCTTTTTTGGTTTATAACTTGTCATAATTGGTTTTTGACCTTTACCTGTTTGTGTGTCTTTTTTTTCCGCCTTTCTTTTTTGTTGGCAAGCAGATCTTTTTTCAGAATCAGACATTTTTCCCGCAACACCGGCAGCCCTACATTTAGGATATGCCCCCTTACTCGTATCAGGTCTTCCACAAGGTGGGTGTTTTCCATCGACCTTTCTACATATATTTACCCAAGGACCTTTTGGTTGTTTTGATCCTTTTGGTTTTTTCTTTTTTCCAAACCAAACCGCCAAATCCTCATTTAAATTAATTTTGTCAAGTTCAACCCATTCTTTAATTGGTACTATATTTTTTCCTTTACCGGGTGTTTGATTTATAATACCACCATCTTCGTCATTTGCTATTGGATGTTTTTTATTATATTTAGAAATTCTTTTTGATTTTGATTCTAATTTTTTACTATCTTTTTTATGTGAATCTAAAGACCCATCATAACTATCATATTGTAATTCTGCATTAAAAAAATTAGAAACTTTTTTTGTGAAAGGACCAAGAGATGATTTGTCCCAATCCTTTTCACCCATAGTTAAAGGACCGTTATAATACCCTGCATATCTACTTGAGTCCGCTTCTTTAATTATTTTTCTAATTACATTTTCATCCATATTCTATAAATACCTTAATGTCTTAAAAAATACGTATGAAGTATTACGTGAACGTGATAAAAACAAAGGGTGATTATTGCCCAAGTTTCCATCCAATATAAACCATCAAAAATTAAAAAAATAATGGATAATAAATAAATTGGTAAATAAAACCGATATCTTTTAATTGACCACAATGGAAAGGAACAAGAAATGAAAAATAATATTGCAAGTATATTATGTATTGATCCATAACTTTCAACAGAAAATACGGTTAGAAGTAATAGAAATACCGCAGGAATTCTCCATTTAGGAAGTTCAAAAAAGAAATAACTAACAAGAGCATTTGTAAAAATAAAAAGTGGTTGTAATGGGGTGTTCCAAGCTTGCGAAAGTGAAAGTAGATCACCACAACTAAAATAAATAATAAAAGGTTGTAACACGGCAATAACCGATGTAAACAACCTTTTTATTAGTTCAAAATTATTAATCATTTGATCACTTTTCTAATAGTTCCATCACTATAAACTTCAATATAAACATCCATAAACCCGAGTTTATTAGGATCTATTTCTTGACCATTTAAATTTACGTATTTTACTATAGTTTTTAAAGATTCTCCATTAGTATTATTAATAGATATAGGTCCAAAGGTTTCATACACTCCGTCATTATCGTATTGTTGTAATCTATAATAATTTACAATTGGTTCAACCTTATAATCTATAACATCATAGTCAATAGTATTTGTTGAGTAACCGGCAGCATTTATAGTTGTGATCGTCACCCAATTTTCACCATCTCTACTTTTTTGTAGATTAAAATGACTTGAATTATGTTCGGTCGCAGTTACCCAAAATAAGTAATTATTATTATCCTTATTTGTACCATCAAAGGTTATTAATTCAACAGGAAGACCAAATGTTACATTTACGGTATATTCCTCGATCTCACCCCAATCGTATCCAGCAGATAAATAAGCATCTGTTGATGGTGTTTCCAACCAAGAAGACAACACGCGCATTCTATATGAACCCGGATTGGTTCCGGCAGGTACAGTAAATGATTGTGATCTAGTAGCACCATAGGGTTGTTGCATGATATTTTCAGTTACTTGAAATATCTCATCTCCATTATAATCAATCCATGCAGCATAACCAGAATAGTTACTATAAGTCATTGTGCTAGAAGCCGATATTGTATAAGTGGATCCTCGTGCTAACGTTGTTGAAATTGATGTAAAATCTTGATATGAATCATAACCTTGTGGTGCGTCATATGTTGAACTGTTGTTTATTGTGTTTAAAGTTACATTTGAAATATAATCCCCAGAACTAGTCCCATATGTGTATGGGGGTGCCGAAGTTAGGTTAACTGAAACTATATTTGTGATACCAGCTGGGCAAGTTCCATTTATTGAGGTTACTCTCACGTATGCAGTTGGTTGTTGGACATTCAAACAAAATGTATAAGGATTAGCTGGGTTATTTACAGTTCCTGCTACCGTTGTAAAATTATCAAATGACCATTCCAATTTTGTGATGCTACCTCCATTACCGGTTGTTGTATAAACTACACCATCATTTACAACAGTTGATGTTTTATTTGCAGATAATGTACCAGCAGTGGTAGGAGTGGAACATGGTGTTGTGGCACAAATTGAGAATGTACCTTGTCCTGTTCCATTTCCATAACTATGAACTCTAACATAATATGTTACCCCGTTTGTTAAACCTGTAACGGTTGTTGTTTCAGCCGAAGACCCCAAAGTATTATCTACACATACAAGTGAAGTTAATCCAGCACATGTTCCACTAAATACTTGAAGAACAGCATCCGACATAGTACCAGGTGTAACCGTAATAGTTTGACTTGTACCATTTGCAACAAAGGAATACCAAACATCATCATCAGCTGTTCCTGCACATGCCGAAATGGATTGATTAGCACCTACCGTTGTGCCGTTTGTTGAAGACCCGCAACTAGTCCCTGAATTTATTGTTAAAGCGGGAGCACTTGAACAGTTATTATTTGAGGGGGGAGAAGTACATGTTCTACTTATTGTAAATGTTCCTGTGTTTGTTCCTGAAGTCCAATAACCAACATATACAAAATAGTTTGTTCCACTGTTTGCCGTAAAGGTTGCAGTTTCGTTTGTGCTTGTAGTGTTATCTACGTTTGCAACTGTTGTATATGTTCCACCACATGATCCTGTACTTGAGGTTAAAACAAGTAGTCTTGTATTTAAACTTTGCACAACTGTTATGGTAGTTTGCTGACCATCCCCTGCAAAGCTATACCATACACCCCTTGTTCCACTAGTGGAAGCATTTGGAGCGGTTTCACTTACAGTACCAACGGTTGTACCAGCTAAATTTGAAGTACCACATGGTAGATTAGTGGCCCCTGAACATAAATCATTTGATGGTGGTGGTATGGTTGTAGTAAACGTACTACTACCAGCCCAAGAAGATTGAGACCCCCCACAATTTGACCTAACCCAAAAATAATATTGTGTACCTGAATTTAGACTTGATAAATTAACTGATGTGACACCAGCGGCGGTTGACCCTGTTGGTGTTGTTCCTGATGTTGGTGCCGATGATGATGTTGATAAAAAATATTGATATCCATTACTTGGTGCGGGTGAAGCTGCCGCCCATGAAATTGTTGCGGTAGTTGTTGCAACAGATGAGGAGGATAAAGATGTTGGTGAAGTACAAGATGGTGCTGACCCTTGTGAAATTGTTACATCGTCAAAATACATATAATAATCACCTGCAGACCGCACAACATTAAATCTTATATACACATTACCCGCACTTGGCGTAAACTGAACAACTTGTGTTTGACATGAAGTACTTGGTGAATGATTTGTACTGACAGTCGAATTTGGCACATCAGTCCACGGTCCCGTCAAAGCACTCGCGTACTGTACCTTTAATGTACCAAAGGTATTTGGTGTTGCTGCACCACCACTATAATTGATTATCTTATAGAGATATGATACGGTTACTAACCCACTATTATTTCCTGATAATAGTGGTGATGCAAAATTACCTGTAACATTCGAACTCCATATGTTCGCCCGAACAGAACCAGTTGTTGCACAAACTCCCGTTGTTGTACGTACAAAACCCCCATTCTGATTTGTCCAACTATTTAATGTTGTTGTCGACCAATTTTGAGAATAACTAATTTGACCAAAGTTAAAAAATGATATAAAAATAAAAAACAGTAGTAGTAAACGTTTCATCTTAATTGTTTTTAAAAAGTGATTATTATATAAATATCTTAAAATTAAATTAAAAATACGTATAAATACTTATATAAACAATAAAAACACATTTTGTTATGGTTAAATTATCAAATGATAGTTTTAGATTAGCAAAACTATTTGTCAATTGATAATTTATACTTAAATAATCCACAATCCCATATCTTGTCAAACCCCAATTCTTCAGTTAATTCTTTTTCAGATTTTGTAAAATCAAGATTTGGATATTTTTTTTTGATGTTATTTTTACCAAAAGAAAATTTATGATATCTTTTGTATTTATTAATCTTTGAATTATAATAGAAATAGTTAGGTTTTACAATTGAAACGAGATCAAACCCCAAATTTACATATAAGTTATTATCAGGATCTACTGTCCATCTTCGATCAGCAAAGCTGATAATACTTTTTGGTGAATAATCATTAATAAATTGTTTTAAAAATTTCGACGCCAACCCACTTATGATAAAATTTTGTTTTGTTGAATATCTACTCAACTCATACTCATGGTCGTTATTTTTTGTCATATTTCGTTTTGAATTAAACGTCATTACACCAACTAATTCATCTTTATAATATGCACCATAAGAAATTTTTGATTTATCGGATCCTTGAATATGGTAATTATTTAAAAAGAATGTTTTATCCTCTTTATTAATTGTTTTTATGGTAACATTTCTACCCCCAATTTTAACTCCGTCATTCACCTTTAAAATGTGTTTAATCTTGGTTTTAACTAACTCCTTTTTAGTTATCCATTCATCTTCAAATATCTGAATTAACTTATAACCCAATTGATTACATTCAATAGTTTTATTTAAGTGATAATTATATTTTTTACCCATTTTTTCGGTGTGATAATATAACCCATTATACTCAAACAAAATATTAGTACCTTTGACCATAACATCAATTTCCTTACCATTTAATAATTTACGATTGGATCCCTTCTCAGTTTCAAATCCCAAACTTTCAATAAATTCTCGTATTTCCGTTTCACCCTTCGATGCCCAAGTCGGTGACATATTAAAATTAGTTAGTACTGCATTATCACTCAATATCTTTGATATACTATTTGAAACTATTTTATCATTTGGAAATCTTAATTTATATTCTGCTACAGAAATGTTATGTTTATTGATTAAATGAGTATTAGTGACACTCATCATTTTTTCACCACACAACTTACAAATAACGAAATTATCAATTTCTTTTAATTTAACTTCCCGTTGTAGTTTATCTAATAATTTTATATGTAGGTGAGAATCTTCAGGGAATTTATCAATATATTCCTTTATTGTTATATTATGATGTTTTTGAATGTGTTGTTCAAAACAACCCGTTTTATTATTTATATCAGTTGTATTCCATTTACACAATTTACATTGTCTGGTTGGTTTTATTTCCAATTCAATAATATCAAAAAACTCCTCAAACCATTTTTTACCATTAATCAACTCATATTTTTTTCGTTGGTAATTATTTTTTGGTATATTAACATCCCCATATAGATTAACAATATGTTTAGTCAACATTCCTGATAAATTGTTTGGGTCATTAATTATGGTGTTAGTTTTTTTACATTTTGCAACTAACTCGTAATTATCATTTGCAATATATAGATTTGTTTTACTTGATTCTATTTCAGAACTATTACCTATTTTTGATTGTCCACCTTTTTTATTGATGTCGATATTATTCTCCTTTAAAATTTGTGATATTTTTTTGTGACCTACTTTATATTTTTCCGCCAACTTATGAGTGCTTGGTATTTTAGTTTGGTATAAATCAATTATTTCTGAAATATCATTTTCGTTTAATTTGGTTTTCATAATCCATTTTTATATAAATATAATAAAAATATAATTATAGTCCATTCATTTTTAAACCTACCATATAAAAATAAAAAAAGGTCAGATTTCTCTGACCTTCTTTATGTTCTATAGATGAACGATTATCTCAATTCTCTAAGATCAAATGTACGTACACCATCAACAGTGATACGTCCGTAGAAACGGTTGTTCACCATTTTCTTCGCGTATCTCGTCATAATTCCTTTAATCGGAGTAAAGTTGAATGGGTTATACATTGTAGGTGTTAATTGTAGAGGTACGTACGGTGCGTAAACGTATCCTGTGTCTAACAATGATGTTCCTTTGTGACCCAACAAGATTGTGTTTGGTGGGAAGTAAGGATCACGATAAACTTGGTAACGTCCTGCAAGAGTACCAACTCTTTCAATACCCATGTTATACTGATCTTGCTCAGGAGAAGCGTTAGATACGTGGAAGTACTCAAGATCATCAAAGATTGCTGAAATCTCAGAAGATACTACGATCCAGTTAGCTCCACCTCTAAGTGTAGATTTGTGAATTTGTGCTGAAATTTGGTTGATAGCTGTGATCAACGTTTGGTTCCAGTCTTTTTGAGTGTACTGAGTTAATGGATTAGCCGAAGTACCTCTTTTCCATCCGTTGTAATCCCAACGAAGAGTCCAAGCGGCTCCTTTTCTCAAGTCACGAAGGATTTCACGGTCAATTTCTGCTGCCACTTGCTCAGATAATAAAGCTGTAAGTTCAGCTTCAGCATCGATGTTATGGAATGCAGAAACGTCTTGTGCCAATTCAGGAGACCATTGTGCTCTTAGTTTTCTTTCTGTAACAGAAACAGTTACTGACTCAAGGTCAAAAGAAACTTCACCAATTTTGTCTTCGAATTCTAACTCTTCGTATACTCTATAAGTTGCAGTAAATTGTGTACCTGCAGCTGCATCACCTGCGATTGTGGTAGTTAAACCTGAATAACCATCAAGTGAATTAGCTCCTAACGCGCATGGTACTTGTAGATCAACTTCTAAGTAGATTTTACCATCTGCAGAACAGATATTATCGTAAGAACCACCATTTCCATCAGTAGGGAATGTTGTAGGTGTTTGAACACCGTACTGAACGATACCTTTACCATATTTTTGAGTAACAACTCTAAATAATAGGTTGCCAGATCCTGCACCTGAGAATGCTCCACCCGCAGTTGTAACTGCATTTACGTGTAAATCAGAAAGGAATGCTTCGTTATCCATTTCTTGACCATCAGGTCCGATAAGTTTTCCAGCACCTGCGTTAGAGAACCCAGAAAGTACTAAAAGAACTTTTCTATATTCACCTGCTGCGTAAGCTGAAGGTACTAAATCACCAGCACTCCACGCAACTGTAGTTACGTCAGTTGAAGTAATTGCTGAGAATCTACCTTTAGAGTAATCAAAAAGCCCTGGTGGATCTAATGCTGGTTCAGCACCTTCATAAAATCTGTCATAAAGGTTTTTGTCACCTGTAGCATATCCAGCTCCTTGTGAAGCAGGACCATTTGGAGCACCAAGCGGTGCAAAATGTGTACCTCCCGCAGTAGGATCTTGACCATTTTGGTATCCTTGAATTTTAGGTACAAAATAGAACAATTTACCAATTGGTAAGTTCATTGCTTGTACAGATACTAAATCGTTAGCCAACAATTTAGAGAAAACTCTTCTTACGATAGGAAATACTACAGTTTCGAAAGAACCTGAACTATCGGTTGAAGCAGCTTCATTGATTAGGTGAGATGCTTGGTTTTCATATAATTGTGCCATGTTCTCTTTGATGTGTCCTTTAAGACCGTCTAGGAATCCTAATTTGTCCCATTTGTTGATTGTATCTTCTTTGATAACTTTAAGGTGCTTAAGACCGATGTTACCAACAAGACCTGATTCTAATAATGCTCCCATTTTTATTTTTTTTAAATCGAGTTTATTGTTTATTTTATTTTATTCATTAAATCCTTCATTCTTAAGAATTGTGGATTTTCATAAGTTTTACTTTCAATCAAGTTAGATGATCCTGTTGTGGGTGTTTTGATTACTTTAGCGGCTACAGATTCTGTAACAACATTTGTATTTCCACCGTCAAGTTCTTCTTTGATTGTTTTGTAAAGTCCTTTAGATTCTTTGATTGATTCAACATTATCAAATCTTCTAAGGATGTTGATTTTTTCTTGTTTAGTTGTTGTGTGTTCTGTGAACAAACGTGTAGCGTAAGCCAAATTAGAATTGAAAACTGCAACTTCATTAAGTTTTGTTCTAAAGAAATCTAATGCTTTTTTGTATTCTTCATTTTTTTCACGAAGAACATCGATTTCTTTATTTAATGATTCTAATTTAACATGCGAAGAATAAGTTCTTGGTTTTGGTAAACCATTTCTACCGTGGCTTTTACCTTTACCTAAAGTTCTTGCAGATTCTTTAGCTTCAACTTCTTTTCTCATTTTTGGTTTCTTCAAGAAAAGATTTGACGCTTCTTCCATTTCTTCTTTCCACTCAGATTCGTTTTCTTCATCAGATGTTTCAGTAACTCCATGTTTCATTTTAGGATATTTGAATTGTTTCATTTTACCTACTCTTCCTTTTGGTTTCATAGATTCTTTAACAGATTCAAATTCTTCTTCTTCTTCTTCTTCTTCTTCATCTTCTTCCTCTTCTTCGTCCTCAGACATTTCCAATTCGTAGATGTTTTCGTCGAATTCTTCTTCGGAGTCCTCTTCATCCATCTCAAGCTCGTACACAACTTCTTCATCTTCTTCTTCGTATGATTCCATTGTTTCGTCTTCGTATGAGTTATCAGACTCGTTTTGGATTAAGTACTCAACATCTTCATTTTCATCAGACAAATGAGTATATTCACCGTCTTTTGAAATAATGATTCCGTCATCTTCTCCCATAGCTTTAAATACTTTTGCTAATTCTTCAGGAGAAGCCCCCCTCATATCCAATGGAGCCATTTCGTCTTCGTCTTCCATATCGTCAGAACCGATCATAGACATATCAAAATCTTGATCATCTTCGTCGTCAGATACATCAGACATATCAAAATCTATTTCATCCTCGTCACCAGTAGGTTCATTTTCGTCTTCAACGTCTTCAACGTCTTCAATGTCTTCTTCTTCGTCCTCTTGTTCTGAGATTGTTGATTTTGATTTTTTTGTACCACCAAGTGATTCCTTTACTAATTCACTGATTTCTTCCTTCATTGTTGAAGCAAGTATTCCTTTTGCATTTTCAGTTACCGCTTCTTCAAGGGCTTTCATTTGTAATAAAGCTTCCTCTACTAAAGAGTTTTTGTTGTCGTTTGCCATTTTTAAATGCGTGCGTAAAATTGTTTATTTATCAAATAAATATATCCGTATTTTAAAAAATTCGTTATTTTATACATTTCACGTAAAAAAAATTTAAATTAGGTAATAAAAAAAGGGATCATTAAGATCCCTTTTACATTTCATAAGTAATTGTTTTATTCAATTACCTCATCAATTTTACTTTCAACAATTGCCGTAATTCGCCAATCCATTGTATAAGTTTCATACGCTTTTGTTACTTTTGCTTCAACATCGGTTGGAGAAAATCCCCTAACCAATTTTTCTTCTTTAAACTTTTTTACCTTTCCTGAGTTCTCGTCAACCATATCAGTTGTTACTCTTGCTACAAAATATTTTTCATCCATGTCTTAATTTTTTACTTACCCAAATAATCGGATAATCTTTTCATTAAGTCAACAGATTTACCAAGTCCACTTGAAATAATTTCATTTTCTTTCTTTTGTTCAATGTTTTCATCATATCTTGATCTATCCTCTTTATTCATGTAAAGATATGCTCCGGGTGTTGATGGTGAAGAAACAAGGTCAAAACAAATAAGTTCAAAATCATCTTGTACTTCATTTTGTTCTCCCTTTTTCACTAAAGATCCAACTCCTCTTGATGATACTCCCATAGTAACTCCTTGTCTCATCATATTTGCAGCAACATCTCCTTTTGATGAAACAACTCCTCTTTCATGAAATCCTGGAGTTGTAAGTAATTTAATTTTTCCAACAAGGACGTTATCTTCCCACCATATTTTAGTGATGAGGTGAGATACTCTATCTAAATCTATAAGTGATGATTCAGGGTGATTTAATTCTGAAATAGATAAACCTTTATTAATCATTTCGTTATAACGATCCGCTTCACGTCTTAGAATTTTTTCAGGATATATTCTACCATTTCTATTTGGTACTCCGTATTTTTGAAGAGTTGCGTAAAACTCAAATGGTTTTGAGTGATCTAATTGCCCGTAGGACTCTTCTATAACATTTAGATTTCTTTTGTCTTTTGGGTTAATTGTTCCAGCATCGTGTTCAATAAGAATACCCATACCAATATCATTAGGTCCTAATATTTTCATAATCTTTTTAAGATAAATATCATATTAATACCAATTCTTTATCTTTTGTCTTACTTAATGTAAAATATTTTGAGTTTTTAAGATCATCAGTGTAAATTCCATTTATCATTTGTTTGATCTTTTCCCTTAAATAAATTGATTTAAAATCAACATTTTCCTTGTTTAAAAATAACGTAACTTCAAGGTTTAAAAAACTCTTTTTATTTTTTTGTATCCCACTTGTTCTAAGATCCAAATCAACAATTTGTTTTTTATCAAATAATGTGTAATCTGTAACTTCTAGTAGTGTGTGTTGAATTTGTCTTTTGATTTGTCCTGTTATTCTATTCCAATTTTCGTAATCGTCTTGAGGTTCGACCCATGTTTGAATTACAATATATAATGATTTAAAATCTTTGGAATCCACAGTTCCATAATGACATTTTGCATCTTTTAAGATGTTTAATTTTGACGTTTTTCCTTTTTTCATTTTTCATACCTTACGGGTTTATTTTTAATAAAATATAAAAAAAATTTATGATATGTCAAAAAAGTAAGTATATTTGCAAACGTATTGATATATTTATATCTATAAATCCAATTTTTTTATGATTATAGTACCAGTAAAAAACGGAAACTCTATCGAGTCGGCATTAAAAACTTATAAATTTAAAGTTTATAAATCAAAGCAAAATGAAGTTTTGAGAAAAAGACAAGAGTTTGAAAAACCGTCCGTTAAAAGAAGATCCCAAATAAAAAAGGCAAAATACTTACAAAAAATAAAAAGTTAAATTTAAGGATTTTCCTTTTTTTCTTTTTGTATTTGGTGAACCATATATCCTGCAACTGCCATCTCAACGGCAACCCACATCACAAAATCTGTCATAGAAAGTGTTGGATATTTTTTCATCAAAAAGAAAATCATTCCCCACTGTGCAATTAAAAAAGCAACACCTGACTCAATTCTCTTTTTAGAAAAAAAGGATGTTTTTGCCGAATACATAGTGATGAGTTCTTTAAGTCCCCATTTTATATTTCCCCAACCAAAAAAGTATTTGTTGTTTTTTTTCATAACCCACCATTTAATTCTTGAAGTTTATATAGGTTGTATAAATCAGATTTTGATGAATTAATTTTTTCTATTGTTTTTGATAAAGTTTCTTTTAATTCACTATCAGTTGATTCGTTTAAAGTCTTACTTAATTTAGAACTAACTTCTTCTTTTAATGATTTAATTTTTTCTTTTACCTCTAAAGGAGTTAAAGAAATAAGATCTTTTAATTTTGATTTATCTTCCTCACTAATATTTTCATATTTTTTATTAAAAGTTGTTGTTGCAATTTTCACCATAGATGAAAGTGGAAGATTAACAGACTCTTTTACTGTATTAGTTTTTGGGGTTGTTTTAATAACTGATTTGATATTATTTTTTGATTCCAAAACGGTTTTTAAAGATCTAATAGAATTTTCATAAACAGTCGTATCAATATCTTTGTAGTTATTTGTTTTTGATTTTGTATAATTAGATATCCACTTATCGACTTGATTAATTTTTTGTTTGTTTGACTCAATTAAAATTTGCAAATACTCAACAGACTCATTTACATACTCTTCTGCGATATCATTTGATAATCCTTTATTTGATGAAAGATCGTCATATATGTAATAAATTTCACTCATATCTTTATTTTCTAAAATATGATTTTTTAATTCTTTCATAAATGATTTAAACTTCGGCGTGTTATATACCTCTGTCGATGCATTTTCTATTTTTGTTTTAATTGATCCAAAAGTGTTCATATCTATTTTATCTATAAATATCTATTATTTTAAAAACTCCTTAATTTTATCGTCTATTTCTACTAAAGCGTTTTTTCCTTTTGATAAATCTACCATATCAACTTCCTTAAATAATTTATCTTCTAAGATTAAATTTAAATCATTCACATTAAAACTTTCAGGTGTTACTCCCGCATCACCACCTGGTGATGGTCCTGGAGGTGGGGGTGGAGCTCCTCCTCCCATATCACCTAAACCACCCATATCTGGCATTCCTCCTTCACCACCTTCTTCACCACCAGCCGCAGGTGCCGATTCACCCTCTTTCTTACCATATAGTTTATCTATTGTGTCAAATATACCGGTAGTTGTAATAACTTGAGCGGTGTTTGTAAGTTCAGCGGATACCGCTCTTTCAATTCTTTGTTGTTGTAGATCTAATCTAATTTCTTCATCTGAAAAACCTAATATGTGCTTTTTAGCCCAAGATGCTGAAACAGGTGCGACACTATCTTGAATTGGAGCAACCGCATCTTTATATAGTAACATCTTTTCTTTCCAAACTTCTACCGCCAATAGATCTGCTTGTTTAGATGGATTTGTAAGTCCTAATGTAAAGTTTGTTAATTCATCTTCAAACCCTAATAAAAATAAATGAATGATTGCAATTTTATTTAATTCTGCGATCATACACTTTTGAATTCTATTGATTGTTCTTGCAAAACGAATATCAAGTAGAGATAAGTTTTTTCCGTCTCCTACTGCTTCCTCAAAACCAAGATATGCCTTTGGTATTCTAAGAGCTGTTACAAGTTTCTTTTGAATATATTCAATATCTGCAATTTCTGATAGGTTTTGAGCACCCGCCAAGGTTTCAATTGGCATTGTCGCTGCGGGGTCTCTTACTGGAATAAAGTAATCTTGATCTACCGCCATTTGGTTATATCTCATATCAACATTACCTGTTGCTCCATCAACAATTTGATCCCTTTTAAATTTGCTTGCAACCCTTTGAACGTACGCATCAACGTCCTTATCGTCCATATTTCCAACAAATACTTTAAACACCCTTCTTTCAGGGGCTCTTGATGTTCTATATATTAACATTGCATCTTCACATAAAAGTAATTGTTTCCAAATACGTCTTGCTTTTTCAAGCATCGATGTTCCATAAGGGAGTTTTCTATCATCCCCTAATAATCTAAAATGGGCAATTTCCCATGTGTTGAATTCCATATTCTTTTCTTTCCACACAAACTTCAACGCATCGTTTTCCATTTCTTGTGAATACTTATCAGGTTGGAATTTCATACCTTTTTCTAATCTTTCAATTTGAATATTTGGTAATTGTTGGCAACCGACAATACCTTTTTCAGGGTCAAGTTTTAAATAAACAAAATTATCTCCGTATTTACAAGTATTTCTTGTCCACATAGGTAAGTTAGAATTCACATCTAACTTATTGTTAAAAAGATCTGCTAGCACCGATTTAATTCTTTTTGACTCCGAATATATTTGTAAAATATAACCATCTTCATTTGGTGTGGTCGATTCTTCTGCATATATATCTAATGATGCTGAGATTTCCGGAGTATTGTGTGAAAATATAGTATCAGTCGCGAAGTTTTTATATCCAGGAACTGTTAAATCATATACAGGAATAATTCCATAAGGTTCAATTGAAACTATTTTATGGTTTATAACTAATTCATTACTTTCATTTAATTTTGTTTGTTTTTTTCTACCACTTTCACCGCAATTTAAACCATAAGCATCCTTAAAGGTTTTCCAATTGTTATAACCACCCATTCTTAATGTAGATCTTAATTTAGGTATACCAATACCAATACTGTCACAAACTTCCTTCATTGTATCATGTTTAGTTGCCGTCTCAACAATTAAATCCCAAGGAATAACTTTAAAATTCAATGATTCTCTATCTTCAATCTGAGGTACATATTTTGGAATGTTATAAACTTCTAAAAAATCAAACCAATTTTTAAAACCATTAAACCTCAATTCGTTTTGAATCTTTCTAAATGAAACACCTAATGATTTGGCGGTTTCATTAATTGTTCTATGTTTTTTAGCAGCTTCAATTATAGATTCAAAAGAAAGTTTTAAATATGCAGGATTATTTACCCCCTGTCTTTTACCTCCCCATGTATGTTCACCAGTTCTTTTTGATACTTCAGACATTTTTTGTCTATATTCAGGATTTGCCCATAACCTTTCATTATTTAATCTTGCATGATATGCACGATGTTCCGATATTTTCATTATTTGAAGGTTTTCGGGATTATTATTCTTCCCATTAAAATCAATATGATGTACTTCCTCGTCTTTATTCACTTTTTGATCATAGAACCATTCAGCCACTAAATTATGTTCTGAAACCCACCCATTGTGTCCTTCTTTTGAATTGCAAGTATAAACCCAATTATATTTTTTATTATTATAAAATGATTTTCTATAAAATGGCATCATAGAATCACCTTCCTTAAGATTTTCAACTACTTCAAAAACACCATCTCTTTTAAGAAATCTATGTCCGTATGTTGCAATAATATGAGAACCATCATCAAATGTGATTTTATAACTCATTTCATCTCGTGTATAATGAGCATTTCTTGCAATTGCAGGAACAACCTTTTTTTGGTTATGATCATAAGCATAGGTGATAAATTCATAATCCCTACCTTTATCTGCTAATTCTTTAATAGTTATAAAACCATCAGGAGTTGCGATTTTAGTATCCCCAGCAATCGAATATTCCATCGATTCGTAATCATAATATGATGCAAGTCTTGTTGGTTCATAATAAACCGCTTGTTGATAAAGATTACTTTCTACTTTTTGCCATTGTTTTCCAAGATACATCGTTTGTTGGGCTTCCAACTTTTCTCTTTCATATTCTTGTTTGTCAGTGGTCTTTAATAATTCTTGTTTGTCAAATTTAAATACAGGGGATTGTTGATCCAAAGTTGAATTTGGTCCAAACGCCTTACTTATTCTTTGCCATACTGTTAGTTTTTCTTGTGACATTTTTTCTTTTTTTTAAAAATAATTCGGTTTTTAAGAAATTAAACATTACTTACCCCCGAATAACCATAAATACTTTTCATAATCACTTTTGCTCGGGGTATACATACCGGCCCTTTGATTTAAATGACTCATGCTTGCAAGTCCGGGGTTATAATTAATAGAAGGATTTTTGTGTTCGGTTGTTTGTACTTCCCATGCATTTAACATAGCCTTTGTTTGTTCAGTTACTTTTTCTAATTTTGCAAAAGAAGTTTCACCAACGTAAATGGCCATCGCCATTGCCATAATTAAATCATCGTGTTGACCTTTTTGGTGATCAGGTCTTCCATTTACATAAACAAAAGTGTTTAATTCATTAAATAATCTTTGTGATCTAATTTTAAAGTTGTGTCGTAACGCCTCCTCAAAAGATGCTACAATCTGAACCCTTTTTGAATTAAAATTAACCCCCGGTATTTTTTCATTTATTTTTGGATCCCACTTCCATTTATCTCCAGGATTTACTCCATCTACATATAAATTCTTATAACCAAGTTCTTGAAGTTTTCTTGATGTTGCAACTCCCATACCTCCAGTAATATCGGTTATGATAAGTGCATTATACATTGTTGCCCATTTATATGCAATTTCAGCAACCACATCAGGTGGAACTTTTGCAATATATTCTAATACCTGTTCTCTTTCATCAAAATCAATAATAGTGAATGTTGTAAAATCCTCACTATCCCCTCTTGAAACGTCAATACCCATAATATATTTGTGATCCATTAAAGGTTCTTTCCATTGCCATAATACACCACCCATGAATTTGTTTTCAGGTTCTTTAAGATCGTTGTCTTTTATACGTTTCATAGTTTCAGGTGGAATAACATTATCCCCTGACCCTAAAAAATTACATTCAAGTTCTTGTGATATTTTTCTCTTGTCAAATTTTAATTTTTTAGCCATAGCCTCAAACCAAGAACTATAAGGTTTGTATCCATTTTCAATTTTTACTTTTATGTCTTCAAAATCTCTTTCTCTTGGTTTTGTGTTAGAATAATCAAGAGTAATCTCATCGTCTTTATAGTCACTTCTATTTAACATATAATGAACTATATCATTACACTTGATAAGTTTTAAATCTTTTGCATATCTTGGATCCCTCCACCAATACATTTCAGTAATTCTAAAGTCATTCATCCCTTTAATAGCCTGACTGTAGATTGAATAATAAATTGGATCAAACCCGTTTGGTGTTGAAATTACAATAACTTTACCTCCTGTGGATAGGGATGCCATACATGCTGACCAAAAATCTTCATCTGCATCAATATATGCCGCTTCATCAAAAATAAGAATAGTAGGTGTATACCCACGAAGAGCATCTTTTGATGTTGCAACCGCCTTTACTTCACAACCATTAGAAAGTTTAAAGTGTCGTTGTGAGTTTTTTTCTGCAGAAAATTTAATACCTATCCATGAAGGCCACTGATCAACAAACGCCCTTACTTTATTTGCCATTTCAACAGCAGTGTCGAGTTTGTTTGCAATAATTAGAATTTTTTCAGGTTTTTCTTTTCGAGCAAAAACTAATCTTTTAGATGCCCATGCTGAGGTTACTGTAGAAACACCGGCTTGACGGTATTTTAATGCAATGTTTTCTTCACATTGATCGTAATCTTTTACAAGTGTAACCTGGTCGTTAAATAACTCTAAAGGGACGTATTTAGATTGAGTGTTGTCGTAGGTTTGTAAATATGTTTTAAGCGCGTAAGGTGTATCATTTACGCATTTAGCATACTCTAGTAAAACCTGTTCCCTTGTTAATGACATCCACTATGGGTTATTTTTTTGAAATTAATTTTATAAGTTCAGATTTAGTTAAAGTAGGTGGGGTGTGTTTTTGAACAAGTTTTAAAATACTTTCTTCTAACTTTTTTACATCTTCACCTTCTTTAGTTTCTTTTTTCTTTTTTTCAGGAAGACCCTTATGTTTTGTTGAAGCGAAATCTTCAAGATCCTTTTCTGACATTTTAACCATTTCTTTAGATGATCCTTTTAATTTACTTTTTGGAAAATCACCTCTTTTTGCTGCTAGTGCAATTCCCATTGCTTTTTGTTGTTTTCTTGAAACTGATTTTTCTGTCATTTCCCCTTCTCCAGTCACACTTGCGGTGTCGGCGTCCGGATTGTATGTTGTATTTTCAGGTTTTTTTGCGGTGTTTGCAATAAACGCATCAAGATCTTTTTTGTCTTTTAGATTATAAGTTTTACTAGTGGTTGTAGTTTCTTCACTAACAAACCTCTTATACAGTGCAGAAATTTGATCTTTATTTAGTTTTTTTATTGTTTCAAAACTTATCCCCTCTTTTAGAAGTTTTGCAATTTTTAAATTATTATTTTCCATCTAATACTAAATTTTTTTCCCAATTTAATACGATATCTCTTTCGTACAATTTATCTTCAACACTTTGAACAGTATCTCCGTATTGAAAAACTAATCTTTTATATTTCATATCAGTTATTAATTCTGAGTTTGCATCTTCCCATGCTAGTGAAACAACCCCATCGGTTGCGTCATAAACTGAAAAGAAATCAGAATTTTGAACCAATATTAATTCAATTTCTGAAGTTTTTAATATTCCTACTTTTTTTATGTATTCGATATTTGGTGGAAGTGGTTTTCCTGATGCTGGTTCAGCATCCCAATCTTCTCCCCAAACATCATCCAAATCGGAAAAGATAAATTCATAAATATTATCTCCTTTATAATTTGGACCCAATTCGTTTACATAAACAAGTTTCATATAATTCTTCCTCTTGGTGTAACCTTAACTTGTTTTCCGTCTACAGTAAATACTAAATTTTCTTTATTAGTTTTACCGATGAATTTTGCACCTTTATTTTCATTTAACACATAAAGAGCGCTTACTTTTTGTTCTAAAGACTCACTCATAGTAATGATCTCTTCTTTAACATTAAGTTTTCTTAATTTTTCTTTTAAAAAGTCTCTTTTTCTTTTTTCTTCTAAAATTGTTTTTTCTTTTTCGTCAATTTTAAAATACTTAGAAAGTACTTTATCAACCTTAGATTCATTAAATATAGAATCCATCATGTGTTGATAACCTTCTTTTTCTTCTACAGGTTTTGATTCCATGTCGACATCCATATCCATTTCATCTGATGGTAATTCTTCATCTCCACCTAAATCCATGTCAAATTCATCTTCAGTATTGATATCTAATTCATCCCCACCCATTCCGTAGTCACCCTCTTCTGTTGAGTCGAATTTATCTAAGATATCTTCTTTATCTTCTTCGTCTAAATTATCTAAGTCTATTGCTGAAATAATCGAGTTTAAAACATATTTTATGTCTTGTGAATCAAGACCTTGATCTTTATCAAACGATCTAATTTTTTGACTTAATTTTCCTGTAAGTTTTTGAATTGACTTTAAACCCATAGGTTCTTCGTCACCACCTTCTTCTTCCTCTTCATCATCCGCAGCGGGTAAATCTAAATCCGCTTCCATATCATCTGATGGTATTTCATCACCCATTCCCATATCATCAGTTGGTAAATCTTCGTCTGCGCCCATGTCAGGTGCCGGTGGAAGATCTGTAGGTTCAGTTCCCATATCAGGTGCCGGTGGAGCCTCTACAGGCGCTGGTGGAGGGGTAGGTAAATCGGCTACAGGTTCTGCTGCCGGTACCTCAGTTTTTGGTCCTTTTAAAACAAATTTCTTTTTTTGTTCACCTATTAATGGAATTTCGTTTACATTTTCAAATACTCTATTCATTTCAGATGCGATCAAGTTCAATTTTTTCATTGCTTCTGAATATGAACGATAGTATTTTCTATGTTTCATGGGATCATTATAATCTAAAGTAGATTCATTTAATCCTTTTTTGATTATATATCCACTTTTTTCTTTAACAATACCATATACGTTGCCATCTGCCAATCTAATAGTATAATCAGTAGTTGATAAACTATTAACTTCTTGTTTAGGTGTTTCATTATATTGTGCAATTTCAAGGATCCTTTTTATTTTATCCATTCCTTGTAATTTTTCACTTCCTAACGGTCTTAAATCTCCCATTTTTATATTTTTTTGTTTAATTGTTTAGTCCTTTAAACCCTCCAAGCTCAACGGTATTACACTGTTTTGCTTGATCTTGAATTGAGTCAGTCCATTCTGCCGGTGGAGTATTAAATGTAACAATACTACCCACAGTAGTTCCCGTTCCAGGGACATACCCAACCACAACGGTAGAGTAATAATTATCAGTACATGCTGTTGTCGACATAATTTTTTATATATAAATATATTGTTAGTTTGTAATTTTCAAATTATTCAGATTTTTCTTGTTCTAAAGACAATGTTTTATCTATATAGTCATTTTTAAAATCCATTAATTTACCTAAATACCCATTTCTTCTGAGTACTTTAAAAACCAAATTCTCATAAGAGTATTCACCACCCTTTTCTAACCCACAGGTTCTATATTTTTTCAATTTGTTTTTGTATTTGGAAATTATTTCCATCGCATCTTCTAATGGTTCGACTTTTGCCGTTTCAATTGCCCCATCAATAATATCCATCCATTGTTTTGATTTTTCTTTAATTTTCTTTTCATCCAATTCAAATGATTCTTGTTCGGGTATTTTATTCCATTTATTTTTAATGATAGAAAATTCACCAGCAGAATTATTACCCTGAGACTCATCCTCAACGAAAAGTTCAACATCAAACCCTTTAATTGTTATATCATGCTGCGAATTAAAAAGAGTTTTTTTTAAATCAAAAAGTTCTCTATATAATTTTTCCTTATCTTTAAAATCTTTAAAGTCATAAACTATGTGAATATCAAAATCAGAAAAATCAGACCAATTAAACCCCGTAAGAGATCCAATGAAAATAATGTCTTGTACAAATGCCTCAACATCTAGGTAATCAATAAAAATATTTGCAATTTTTAAGATTCTATCTCTTATACCTTCTTTTAGTGTGGCATTTTCCGGATCTTCGGGATTATCCCAAATTGTTGGATTTAATTCGTCTTTTAAATAAAAACTATCGATTATTTTTTTAAGCTCCATAACATATAAATATTTAGAAGCAAAATAAAATTATAGTTTTTTATATTTGAACTTTTTAGCAATCACTGTATTAAAGAATTTACCTTGTGATTCTGAAAGACGAAGTTGGGCATAAACACCATGAGGAACCTCATCATATTCATATTTAATTCCATTTTTAAATTCAACTACTAATTTTTTTGACTCAGTATCATATTCAGTAGATGTTAAATTACTTGATTCTATTTCACAAATAATTTTTGTACCTTCGATTGTTGTTTTTTTTACTGCCATATTTTTTATTAAAAAAGTAATATATTTTTTTTGTGAATTAAATAATTTTTGTATATTTGTAGAAATATTTATTAAATAAATCGTCATGAAAAATCTTGTTGTATCTTTTGTTTTAGTTTTGGTTTCTTTTGTCGTTATTAACAACGCAAATACTCAAACTTTAGTTGATAGTTTAAATAATTTAGAGATTACAAATTTTAAACCAACAGGAAATCTTAATCCAAATCCTGAGTATTTGAAATATTTAACAAATCTATATTTACCAAATACAAACGATGAACTTAAATATAATCCTGAATATATCGTACCTACTGAGCTTATCTTACAAAAAAGATATAATTGTTTAGTTTACCTTAGTGAATGTTCTGAAACTGACGGAATAAATGATCCTATTTTTGAAGTGTCGTACAATAACACCACTTTTGGTGTTTTGACTTTAAAATTATCTATTTTAGAACAAATGTACCAAGAAGGTAAATTATACGAACAAGTTAAACTTTACGGAGAATATACTGATATTATTATGATTAGCGCTAACAAGTAGTTAAAAACTACCTATCAGTTTTTCGATTGGTCACCTTGTAACTCTTTAAAGGTTTTTAATTGATCAGGTTTGATATATCCAAAAACACCATTAATATGAGGATTATTTCGATCAGTTAAATTATCATTACTATTGTATAGGAAAAACGCAAAGTCAACATTTACTGTTGTACTTAATAATGGTACTCTAACGTTTAATCCGATACTTGAGGATCCCCCCGTTGTAATAAAAATCATTTTATTTGTTTTATTTTTATAAATTAAACCTATTTTAAATGTTGTGTTAACCACATTTTCTTTTTGGTAAGAATAAATCCCTTGTTTAGGTATTTTATTAAACATAATGACATATTTACCAATTAAATTATTCGGATCAACCGAAGTTGGTTGTGTACCATAATATTTAAGTACTCTACCATAATTTTCATCATTTAAAACTTGACCACTAACTTTACCTTTTAATTCGTTGTTTTTAGCAATTAACCATTCTTTGTCATCTTCAGCAAATAAAAAACCAGATATTTGTACACCACCAATAGTACTTGATGATTGAGACACAGTAGATCCTGTGGATGATACCTCACCTTGTTCATTAAGATATAATTTTTGAGTCGCATTTAAATGCATTTCCAATATTCTTTGTTTTTCAGATTCGTCAATAGTGAATAAATTCTTTTTCATATTCTTTTTTATTATAAATACAATCAAAACAAAAAAAATCAACGTTCGTCTAAAATCCTACACTTTTTGGGTTTTAATTATTAAATTTTTAAAAACTTAAAAAAATGATAGAAGATATGGACAATAACGATGATAAGGGTAAAAAAACCTCAGACAAAGGAACTCCTGTATTAGATAACTTCAGTAGAGATCTAAATAAATTAGCCGAAGAAGGTAAATTGGATCCTGTTGTTGGTAGAGAAAAAGAAATCATGAGAATCGCTCAGATTTTATCTAGAAGAAAAAAGAACAACCCAATTATAGTAGGTGATCCTGGATGTGTATTGGGGGATACTATTATTGAAGTTGAAAAAATTTCTGATGTAGATACTCACAATATTGAGAACATTAACAACTAAAAAAAAATATTATGAAAATTTCAATCGGCGAATTCTTTGATCTTACACAAAAAGAAGGCGGGACATATAAAATAAAAACACCATCAGGATATAAGTTAATAGGGAATTTATTTAAAAAACATAATAAAAATTGTATTAAAATTGTTTTAGATAATGGTTATGAATTGTCAGGATCGGAAGATCACTTAGTCGAAGTTTCTGATAACACCCTTAACCCAACCGCAATTAAAGAAAATGGATCTACTTGGGTTAAATTATCGAACATTACTGAAGGTGAATTAGTTTGGTGTGATAACAATGAATTACATTCAGTCATATCTTATGAAGAAATTGGAGTTCATGATACCTACGATCTTGAGGTATTAGATAATGAACGCAAATACATATCTAATGGTATATCATCACATAATTGTGGTAAAACTGCAATTATTGAAGGTCTGGCAATGAAGATATATGAAGGTGATTGTCCAAAGAATTTATCCGACAAACGAATTGTTTCATTGGATATGAACTCAATTGTTGCAGGAACCAAATATAGAGGTCAATTCGAAGAACGAATGAAGGTTATTTTGGAGGAACTCAGCAACAACCCAAATATTATAGTTTTT